TACGCGATCCACCTCTTTCACGCGGCGTGGAACCACGGCCCGAGCGACTCGACCGGCAAGGGGTTCGACCTTGGCCTGCGCCCTGGTGATTCGCTCCTGACCGACGCGGAGTACCCGCCCGACTCGCTGTATGAGAAATTGAAAAGGAGATACCTCTGATGCCCCCACCCATCGTCGTAGCCGCAATCTTAACCGCCCACCACCCGTCTCGCTATCACTACCGCCAAGTTGCCAAGCAGTCCTTCCTCAAAGATTCGCCGATCCCCTACAAGTTTGTCTTCGGCGATGCACCGCGCGAGGGAGACTGGGACCACACCGGGCTGCGTGACGAGGAGATTCTGCACACATCGGGTTCCGACCTGAAGACTCACCTCCATCTGAAAGACCAGGCCGCCTGCCGCTGGGCGTTGGACCTCGGTGCCCAGTTCCTCTGGCGTGCTATGTGCGATACGTGGTTCTGGCCGGATCGCATCCTCAAGGCCGGGCTGCAAGCCTTCGATTACTGCGGGAACTGGCCTTGCACGCTCCGTCTCGGCGGCGCGTTCAAAGTCGCTATGCCCTACTATGATTTCTTTCATGGCGGAACGGGAATCTGGCTCTCGCGCAAGTCCATGCAGCGGATCGTTGACGCAACCTGGCGCGAGGACTACCTTGCCGACTGGCCGAACCAGTTAGAGATCGGCTTCGGCCTGCGCGCGCCCAAACTTGACTATCCTTGGGACGACTTCTGGGTGGGGGAGGTTATCCGTGGCCAACTGGCTTGGAACGACCCTCTCCGCACCCAACCGCTCGAATCCTACAACGCCGCCGGGCTGAACATATTCGAGGATTGTCAACTCTTCGTCGATGATAACCCGGAGCGTGCGCTTTCGATCCACGATCCGGGCGTTGTGAAGATCAACAATCGGTTCGCCAGCCTGGAGAGGCAGATCCGCCATCGCAACATCGCCGCCGCGATGGCCGCCGCACGAGTGCCTGCCGAGGAGGTGCCCAGTGTTTGACCGCGACTCTCTGTTCAACCCGGCGCGGGCCGTGCAGCGCGTCGGCGACTGGTTCGAGCAGCGCAAGCAGTTCCGTGCCGAAGCCCTCGCCTCCCTGCGCCGTCGCGAATCCCTCCCTACCTCCGAGCGCGTCAAGGGAGATTTCTACCAGCGCGAGGACGGTCAGTTCTATCGCAACCCGCCTGGCCGCCAAGTCTGGCTCGACACAACCCTCTATCCGAACGGGCGCGGCGGCTGGTCGCAGTGGGCTACAGGCAGCCGGAAGCAATCTGATCTGGCCAGCGTGAGCGCGCACTGGGAGTCGATCGACGGCATCGGAGAATTCCAGGTTATGAACGTCGCTGAGGACGGTCGTCCGCTCGCCGCTGAACTGGTCGACTTGCACCGGGACGCTGCGACTTATGAGCTTGCCGAGTGCGTCAGCCATGGCGCGGCGAGCGAGCAGGCGCCGGAGCTGAGTCTGGCTGATTGCTCCGACGACGAGGTGGATGCGAAGTTGCAGGAGTACTTGAAACGAGGCGTCAATCATGAATAAGGTTCAATCCCCTCTTCTCGACCAATCCATCATTGCTCGCTTGCATCGCAACGCCGTAAAACAGCGTCTATTCCGGCGTTTCGTCCGCAGAAGCGACTCCCAAGAAAGTTCATCCACCAAGAGAACGGTGGACATCTACTTTCTCATTCACTATGCCGGAATGTCCAGAAAACGTGCGGCGGAACTGTTCGGGGTGAGTCAGGAAAGAGTCAGACAAATTGTGAACAAGGGAGATAGACTTCGTTATCTGAATTCCTTTCAGATATGCCATCCACGTGGTTCTTGCTTGATCGGAGCTATAAATCAATGAGCCAGGAAATCGAATCCATCCGCCCTGCCTTTTCCCTCATTATCGACGACGGGGACTGGATCATCAACTCGACCGGGCCGGTCGGCAAGGCAGCTGCGCAGCTGATCCTGCCTCTGGCTGCTTCGGTGCACAAGATAACGGTGATCACCGACGGCGAGATGAAGGTGTTGAAGCGTCAGGGGAACGGGCAGGAGGCAGCGGCAACAGGCACTCCTACTACCTACGCCACCGTAGCCGCTCGCTATAAGGCAGCCACCGAATCTTCTGCTGCGCCGCCTGCTGCCACACCCACCGAGCCAGCCGACATTCAGGATCGGTTCGCCGCCGACCTTGCAGCCGGCCGCACAGGCGAGGCCGCCACCGGCGAGTCCCCCTCTCCCACCCCCGGCCCGAACGACCCGGTCAAGCTCCCCACCCCCTCTCCCTCGCGTCGCAAACCAGTGATCTACCAGGACGCCGCCGCGCCGCCCGCGCCGGAACTGGCCGAAGCCGAGATGGACCGCCTCGTCGCCGAAGCTGCTGCCGCCGAGCAGGACTCGGCCCGCCTCGCCGAGGACCAGCGGTTCCAGCACCAGCAGGCAGTGCAGGCCCAGGTTGAACCCGCTGATATTCCTGCCGAAGTATCTAAGCCTCGTAGGCGAGAGCCTCGTCAACTCGCTGCCACTGGCCGGCCTTGCGGACGGTGCGGCGGCGGCGGTCAGATCGCAGGTGAGGCAGGATTCGCTGGGGCCTGCCCAGTTTGCCAGGGTCAGGGGACAGTGAAGACCTGGGACCGGAGTCTGAAAGTTAGATAGGCCAGCGCGTTCAAGTTCTGGTACAGTAAAGTTGCAAACCAAGGAGGCAGCAAACCGGATGGCCATTCTCCCCGACTCCGCGCTCCCCCACTGTACCAACCCGCAGCACCCGCGCGGCCTGCCGGCGCGCATGATCTACCTGCAGACCAAGGATCACGCCCACGTCTTCGGCTGTCAGGCCTGCCGCGACGTGAACCACCGGCTGTCCGTCCGCGTGCTCACCGACCAGTTCTACCAACGCGAGGTCAGGCGTGACCTGGCCGCCCGCAACCAGATCCTTCGTGGCCCGCAGCGACCTCGCCCCCGCTCCCAGCGCGAACTCGACCTCCTCCGCGAACTCTCCCTCGACGCCGCCCGCCGCCGAGCCGCCGCCACCGCCTTCGACTGGGACCCTGCCCACCGCCGCACGCGCGACGGCAAGTACGAGCTGGTCGAGTATCGCGAACTCGGCTCCGGCGCCGTGCAGATCCAAATGGCCGTGGCGGGCAAGCTCTGCCCCCAGATGGACGACCATCTCGCCTCGCGCGAAGAGTTCCGCACCGAGGAGGCGTACTGGCAGCGAGTCGCTCGCGGGTCGGAACTGATGCTGCACCTTTATGGAGACCCGCGTGCGCCGCTGACCCCTGAAGAGTCGGCGCGGCGCGAGCAGGAGACTTACTAACCCAAAGGAGAAGAAAATGAGACAAGCTGACCTAGACAACTGGTTCCAGTACCATGCTCCTCGCCCCGAACAAGTCGTGACCTATAACAACGTTCGCAACAAAGCCAAGGAACTAGCCGAGCTATTCAACAGTGTGGTTCCTGACTGTGCCGACAAGACAGCCGCCATGCGTCATCTGCGTGAGACAGTAATGGCGATGAATCTGTCTATTGCCTGCTACCAAGCTCCAACTGTCGAGTCGTTACAGGCGATTCTGGATTCGCCGGAGGAGCCTAACGTGCATATCAATCCAGACGGATCTGTGACGACAAACTAATCTTCTCGTAGATAACCAACAGACCAGAACCTGAACCGAAAGGAACATACCCAATGTCCCGACTCGCCGCAGTCACCGCCGGTCAACCAACGCAGGGAATAGGATCTGCTCCCGCTGGCAAGCCAGTCCTTGCTCGTCCTGCCGCGCCCACTCGTCAGTTCGCCTCTCCCCTCGAAGCCCAGCGCGCAGAGGCCGAGGCTTCGGGCGCGTTGGAACTGGACGATCTGGCCGGCTCGGCATCGACTATCCCTGCCATCCCCGACTCTCTTACCCCGCGCAACCAATACTCCTCCATGCGTGCCGCGGCGATAGCATCCTGGCTCTCGCTCGAAGCCAAGGAGATCGAGGTCCGTGCCTACTTCCGCAAGATCCCGGTCGCCATTGGCTTGGAACTGCTTGCCAAGATGCGCCATCAGTGCAACCTCGCTGCCGAGACTCTCCAGTCGCGTATCGACGAGGGCAACACCGAGCGGTGCAGCGGCTGCGGCAAGACTTTGAATGAGGCGCACAAGTCGATGTGGATTATGCAAGGGGCGGATGTGGACCCTGACACCGGAATTCCGATGCCATACCATTTCTGTGGCCCAATGTGCGTTCGCGAGCGCAACCGTGAGAAGATGCTGCCCAAGGAGTTGCGTGATCAGAAGAGATTCGATGGGCAGGACATTGCGGAGGTCAGGTAATGTATAACTCTCCAGAAGAGCCTATCGTCGGAACCGTATATGACCCTGAATTCTCTTCTTCACATCCCGATTACTCGTCCATCCTCTGCATAACTGGGTCGCGCCGTGTATTGGCTCTGCGGCATGTCCCGGACTCGGCCGAGATGGACTATGACGAGATAATCAGCGAACAGGGGAGACAGCGGGCCTTGCGGATGTTTGACGAAAGAAATTCCAATGCCTGATCGCAAGGACCACATCGCCTTGATGCAGGATCGAGTCGCCAAGCTCTCGCTCGCCCCCGGAGACCTGATCATCGTCCGGGATGAGACTGACATGTCGACTTTTCTCGAAATGACCCAGCAGGGAATTGGTTTCACGCCCTACGCCAACCCGGTCCTGCTTGTCCGCGGCGGGTTGGAGAAGGCGAGTAGGCAGGACCTGCTTGAAGCGCTCTCGGTGATCGACCAGCAGACTGAAGGGGTGAACCGGATCGTCACCGATCTGAATGCGCCGGTGCTGAAGAAGGTGCAGTGATGTCCAGATTTAACCCCTCGCCTACTGACCAGCTCTACTCCACAATCTGTGAAATATGGCCGCAGTACGCTTCGTATCCTCGGTCGGGTGTGGTACGACAATTCCTGCGGAAGTATCCGGCGACTAGGAGTTATCGTGAGTTGTTGCTGTTGCCCTCCGGTGTGCCTGACCCACTTAATTTATTCAAGAAGGTGAGCTAGATATGGAATCCGTCTCCCCCGTCCTGACCGTCGCCGAAGTTGAAGCTGAGCAGGTTATCGCGCTCGGCCAAGAGGAATACTACCCGATCATCGTCGCCCGCGTTGCCTATTCCGACGATTCCAACATCTCACTCACTCGCTACCGTCCATCTCCCACTGAACGCGCCCTGCTCGCAGCCGGAGCCGACATTCTCCTCGGTCAGCCACACCACTCCTCGATGATGCCGATTAGCATACAGTTGGCCATGCCAGGGGATTATCCGGCAGCAGAATGAGTTGTAATCAAGGGGTCAGCCGTTGTCGCGGCGGACAAGCCCAATCGCTAAGGAGATGGCCTATTCCGTTAGACTTAAATCACGTCGAAAAATTCTTCTCTCGTCTTGTGATCCGTGACCGAGATGCAGGACACTTCCCTAACTTCATTCTCCGTCCACAGCAACAGGAAGTTTTCGAGATGGCAAAGGTCCACCTCGCGAAGAAGCGTCGGCTCTACATTACCTTCCTCAAAGCTCGCCGTGTGGGAATCTCTCTCCTCTCGACCGGCCTCGGCCAAGCTCACTGTATTGCGCATCCCGGTGCTCTTGCTCGTTGTGTGGCACAAAAAGCCAACGTCGCTGCCGAGAATTTCAAAACCGCCTGCGGATTCTATAATGACTGCCGCGAGTTATATTCCAACGCTCCTAAGCCTACCAAGATGATTCTTACTTGGCCGCACTTTGACGGGCCAGACTCGATCTATACTCACCATACTGCTGCGACCGTGGAAGGTGCGCGTGGGCTGACTTCCTCCTTCTTGCACATGACCGAGGCGGCTTTCTATCCCCAGCCTGGAGTCTTCACGTCGTTGATGAACACTCTCTCGTCTGATCCCAACAACATCGCGTTGATTGAGAGCACGGCCAACGGCATGGAGGGTCCTGGCGAGGCCTACTATCAGTATTGGGAAGGAGCAATGTCAGGAGAGAACGAGTTTTTGCCAGTCTTCTTGCCGTGGTGGGGAGACGACTCTTACACACTGCCGGACGAGTTTGCCAAGGATGCTCCTCGTGATGAGTACGAGAAGTTTTTGATGAACGACATCAAGCATTGGAAAACTGGCAAGCGGGTACACATCAGCCGAGGCCAGATAGCCTGGTTTCGTGACACCTTAGCTACCCGTTGCGAGGGGATCATTGAGAGGTGGCGAGCAGAGTTTCCTGGGACTCCGGAAGAGGCGTTCATCGCGACGGGAAATCCTGCGTTCACTATCGAAGAAATTCAATTTGCGGAGAACTCAGTGGTAAAAATCCCGTGGCAGGGGAGATGCGTTCTCTCTAGCGATGGCAAGCATGGAGAACTCCAGAAAGGCACAGACGGTCCACTCTGCTTATACGAAACTCCCCAGAAGGGACACCATTATTTTATCGGCGTGGATACTGCACGTGGCGAGGAATCTACTTTGGCTCCCGGTGATTACTCAGCAATGGTTTGCTGGAACGCGGAGACCGGAGACATGGCCGCAAGGTATATGTCGCGAGTCAGCCCGGAGGAGTTATCCCCAATTGTGGCGGCTTTGGGTTATTACTTCAATGGCGCGATGATTAACGTTGAACTTACCGGCAACCTTGGATACATTGTTATGTCCACTTTGCGCGATCGTTTGTTCTATCCCATTCAGTATCGCTGGAAAGGGCGTGATGACAAGGCGGAGATGGGCAAGCAGGGAATGGCTTTTGGCTTCGAGACCAGCGATCGTTACCGTCGTATGATGTTCGCGTTGTTTCGGACTGCACTGCACAACAAGCGAGTCGTGCCCAAGGATAGAGAATTCGTAGCACAAATGAAGAAGGCCAAGCTGGACGTGGGTTTCAGGTGGAATGTTGCGGTTGGCCATGACGACGTTCTAATGGCGGGATTTCTTGGTTGGATAGCGCTGGAGCAGAATCACCCAGTAGCTTGTCAGACTAAATCTGTGCGTAATGTCCTGATGACCAAGGAAGAGTTGGAGACGGCAGGGTTCACTCCTGCGCGTGGGCAAATGCCTCAGTGGCTGCGTGCGCCGGAGGTGACAGGGGCGGGGATGTTGTTGACGACGGGGAACGAGCATTTGAGAAAACTGGAGTTGTACTCGAAGAGAAAGCAGAAGGCCAACAGGCTGGAGTGGATATGATGCGTAGACTAACTCAGCAACAAGCCGAAGATCTGCCGGAAGGGACTAAGATTCGAGTTACTTGGTCTGGCGGGAATGGGCCGCATTGGTATTTCATTCATGTCGATAAGTGGGGCAACAGACAGGTGTGTTCCAACGGTTACAAGGACACTCTGGGTAGGTTCATAAGCGTGGAGTCCGTCGCAGGCGCGTTCATCGGCTTGGAGAAACCAGCAACAATATTGGAGGTTGAGGAGTGATTCAAGATGATCGAACAGCGAGAGAATCAATTGTTGATTTCCTTTCCGACCTCGGAGGCAGCGCAGACCTTCGCCCAGTTTCTGTCTACGTTGATCCAGTCGCAGGAGTGCCGGCCGGATCATCCGACCCCGTCGCCGGTCGACCAGCCCGCCAGCGCAACCTCCTTGCAGCCTTCCGCAGCGTGCCCGGCGGAGGAGTTAGTGAATCAGTCGGTACCTTCTCCTCTGACCACGCGCTTCCAGCACACAGTCCTGACCGAGGAGCGTCAGGAGGTTCTTTACAACCAGCGAGCGGAGGGCCAAACCGAGCGTCAGAGGCTGCTCCGAGCCCAGGCGACCCTGCGCGACGGCGCTCTTCCTTTCCGAAAGCTGTCCAGCATACCTCCTCCGTCAGGGCAGACCAGTCCTCGGATCAAGGCGCAGCAGTCGGGCGGGTTCGCGGACGGGTCCGGGCCGGAGCCAAAGATGGGAGGAAGAAGCAAGCTGAGGGTGGCGCCGACGGGTCAGCCAAGCCCTCCCTCCCGCGCGAGATAGCCAAGCTGATCGCCAAGGCTCCCGACAGCGGCGTGCAAGTTGATTCCAACAACCCGACCAAGCTAATCCCTACCGAAGCTGCCCGCCAGGATGCCCGCCGCCTCTTTCGTGAGATCGGAGAGCGATTTAACGAGAACCGCAAGGCCAGCAAGACTCGTGCCTATGCCGCCTACCGCCATGACCTGATGGCCAACCTTGACGTGTTGATCATGGGCGGGGCGATCGATCTTAAGGAAGTGACCACAGTGATCACCAATCTTGAACTGCTGACCAAGGAGACCGAAGCCGAGGCGACTGAGACGCCGGCGACGATCTTGGGGAGATGGTTGAGGATGGACGCGGAGGAGGTAGGGGAACTGGAGCGGGGGGCGGAGGCAGAGGAGAAGGAAGTCGATCAGGAGCCCGACGAACCAGAACAAGACGACTCTGATTCCTCCTTGGGCTAATAACGCCTCGTAATTCCTTCTCGTCTTGGTGTTATTACTCTCCCGCCCCCTCCTCCTTCTTCCGCGCTATCATCCCCATAGCACCGCCCTCCCCCCCTGAGGCGTGCCCGGAGGCTTTCGCTTGTCCACCAGCCCGAGACCGAAGTATTCCACGACCTCACCTGCCAGGTTCTCTGCCTCCCTCCCAGACAATCTGCGCAAAGAATATAACTCGCCCGATGCGCGTCCATCTGGCCGCTCGGGCGGCGGCCCGGAAGTCTCTACTCCGCACCGCGTCTCCTCCTCACGTCGCAAGGGAGAGAAGAGGAGTCGCCGCCGTGGATGATACCTCTGATCCTCGCCTACCTGAAGTCACCATTGAACCCGCCGACAATGGCCACGTAGTACGCTGGCATCAACGTTCCAGCAAGAAAGACCAGTCGGGACGCTCCGTTCGTCGTGTAGCTTCCACCGTTGATGAGGCACTAGCGCACGCCAAGTCCGCGCTTGGTGGCGGATCAATCAAATCATCCAAGAAGAAATCTTATCGGGATGGGCAATCTGGCTCTGGCTCGACCACTGCCGAGGGGGAGTCCGGTTCGTCCGCCTCCCCCGCTGCCCACGCGATGCACCATTCCTCAGCGCGTCGACCCTCCCGGCGCCGCGCCAGAATTGGAGGCCGTCGTTGAAAAACGCACGTTGCACACCAGAATCGGAGGAGACTCCCGAACAGGAGTCTCGTTCACATCCCCCCTCGTTCCTGCGCAAGGCAGCTCGCATGGCCGAGCGCAAATCAGGCAAGCGCGGCTCAGCGAGAAAACGAGGTTGATCATGCCCCAGGAATCAGAATACGGCGCAGCGCAATCCTTTCTTGGGCCGGTTATGGATTTGAAGCGCAAGGCGAGAAATCTTTATGACCGGTTGAATCAGCCAATCGCGCCGCGCTACACTCCTTACTTCGACGATCAAGTTCGCGCGGCTAATCGATCCTTCCAGACTGCAGCCGCGGCCGAAGACGCCAAGAAGGCCGCAGTCAAGAAGGCCGTTCCCCGCACCTCCCCCAAGCGCACTCCTCCTCGCACCCCGCCGCGCCCTGCCGCGACACGGAGGTAGTCCGCGATGCCTTGGCAACCCTCCGACTCCTCTCGATTCACACACAAGGCCGGTTCGCCGAAGCGTAAGCGCCAGTGGGCTGAGGTGGCTGACTCGATGCTGGCTCGAACTGGGGACGAGGGAACAGCGATCCGTGCGGCCAACTCGGTTATCAAGAAGAGTCAGAAGTCGGGTCAGTCAAGCCGGTCCGGTCGCGCTCACCATCCAAAACACGCAAGCAAAAGAGGCTAGTATGCAAAGGTTTTTGCACCGTGCGTTTGTTTTGTATGCCCTATCGATATTTCTGTTCCTCACTCCCGTTTCTGTACTTGCTGCGCCAGCTGCTGCGGCCTACTGCCTGAATCCCTCGAATATATGGATTCCCGTGGCAATGGCAGCGACAGGTACGGCTTATCCCGGCACTCCTCCTCCTTACGCTCTTTATGGGAATTACAACAGCGGCACGGTCTGGTATCCTCTGGCCTGCGATGCAAACGGCAACCTCATAGTCACAGGAACCGGCGGCACTCCAGTTTCCCTTCAGAATGGCAGCACGGCAGTAACCCAGCCGATGCCTTACGACTTCTCTACGCTTATCTCTACCGATGCTTTTGTGGTTACCTTGGTCGACCTGCAAATGGGAACCGCGCCGATCGGCAGCGTCACCGGCGGTACCTATTCATTCAACTCTGCTTGCACTGGTGTGCACCTTCTCTATAACGGCAGCGGTGGCGCGGTATCCAGCATCAACACGTGGCTGGCTGGAAGCGGCTGTCAAGCGGGTGATGTAGTCACGGTCAATGCCGGCAACTATGACTCGCTTTTGCAAATCACGGCTGTCACTTCCGGCACTCCTACTGCAGGTACGATCCTTTACGGAGGAACTGGATACCCTGCCGGCTTATCCTCCTCGACCACGTCGACAGGGGCCAACGCAGTTCAGTTCACTTTTCTGCTTTCAGGCACGCTTACCTCCAACGCCACGTTTGTAATGCCCTATGGCAGCTACATAACGACCTCGAATCAGTGGTTTTGGGCCAACAATACAACCGGAGCGTTTACCGTTACGGTCTGTCAGGCGACCTCCGCTGGGGCGAATACTTGCGGCGCTGGAACAAGCGTTGTGTTGCCGCAGGGGACAGGCAACAATTCAACTGTACTGCTCAGTACGGACGGCGTGTTGAACGTTTGGGTCCCTTCTACTTTCACTCCGCCTGTGAACGCGCCTGGCTTTCGATCTCAAGGAACCATATTCTCGGTCACTGGCTGCGGAACTGCTACCTCGCTCGTCGGAGGATCAACCGCAGGCAAGTTTGTCGCGGCGCAGGCTGCCTGCACTCCAGTGGTCACCACCAACCTGACTGCGCCCAACGGCTATTCTTGCTGGATGAACGATCGCACCACAACGACCGTAAAGTTCCAGGAAACCGCTTCGACGCAGACAACGGTAACTTTCACCGCGACTGGAACGCTAGGCGGCACGGACACAATTGATTTCGGCTGCTTGGAGTACTAGCTAGCCGCAACAGACGAAACGGTGTTAACCTGACAGGAGAGAAACCAGATGGCTAAGCTCAGTTACTCAAAACGCAAGCACATGCCCAAGTCAGAGTTCGTAGAGCCTGGAAAACGAGGTTATCCAATTCCTGATGCCGGTCATGCGCGCAATGCTTTGGCTCGCGTCAGCCAACATGGTTCTGAGGCAGAGAAGGAAAAAGTCAGGGCAGCGGTTCATCACAAGTTTCCAGGCATCGGCGCTGGCGACAAAAAGTCTAAGCGCGCGGTGCATCGTCGCACCCGCTCACGTGCTTAGAGGGAGTACGCTATCTCAAACCTGATCTTCATTGGCGCGGCGAAGAAATCCTCTAAGCAGGAACACATAGACCCTCGCGCTCGGCACATCGCTGATTGGGTACTGGCCTCCGACTCCGCGCGCAACAAGGCTCTTGGCGAGGACTTCGCCAAGAGCGCTGAGTCCCTCTACAACCTCGCCGACGCGATGACCCCCGGCCCGGTCTACCGCCCGTCCCTCTCGATACCCATGCTTCAGCGGATCATGCTCGAAGAGGCCAACCAGGTCAGCTCCCTCTCGCCGCGCATGTACGTGTTCCCGTCAGCCGGCTCCTCTGACCCGTCCTACGCCGGCGCGCAACAGGCCGATCCAAGCCTGCCCTCCGCCTCCGCTCGCGACCTCTCCCGCGAAGTATCCCTCCAGGCCCAGTGGCAGATCTCCAAGATGAACCTTCATCTCCTGATGGCCGGACTCACTGCGCGATACTGCGGCGCCGGGTGGATCGTTGCCGGGTTCGATCCGGACCTTTCTCGCGCCCGCGGCGGTATGTGGGCTCGGTCGACCGACCCGAGGCTGGTCTTCTTCGATCCCGGCGCGGACTATACCTGGAACCCCTCGTTCTCCGGCTGGCGCACGTGGATGAACCTTGAAGATGTCCGGCTGAAGTGGCCACTGACCTCGCAGGCTATAAAGCCCCGGCATACCTCGGGCGGGTTCCAGCCGTTTTCGGGTGACTCGGGCTACGGCATCTCCCAGCCTTACGGTCCGATGTCTACCATGCCCGGCACGCCCGGCCAGAACGCGCGTACACAATCCTCGGAATGGCGCGTGCTGGTGACCCACTGCTTCTGCCGGGACTACACACGTGAGACCGTGGATAAGGCGGACATTCCCCAGGCCTCGCTGATCGAACCGGAAGTCCGCCTGAAATACCCCAATGGCCGCTGGCTGGTCGAGTGCGAGGGTGTGATTCTCCAAGACGGCGACAACCCTTATCCTCCGCGCCGCGACATTTTAGCTCCACGTTTCCCCCTCTTCCCCAACTACGTCATGCCGCCACTATTCGGTCCGTGGGGAATACCCGTGACGCGCATGACCGAGAATCTCCAACGCCTTGCCCAGCGTTTCTACACGCAGATTTTCGAGAATGGCTTACGCATGAACAACGGCGTGTGGTTCATTGACGAGAACACCGGGATTGACGTGGATGGATTTGGCGGACTCCCCGGCGAGGTCTGCATGATCAAGCCGAACTCGCGTCCGCCGCAGGTCGTAACCCCGAACGCTATGGGGTCGGGCGCGTTGCAAGGCGCGGAGAAGTTGCTCGCCTTGCAGAACGACTGCCTCGGGTTTTCGGCTTCCAGACAGGGCAACCCCGGTGATGGCAATGTCTCGACCGACTTGTTTGACAGCGCGGTCCTTCAATCCTCGGGGATGCTGCAACTGGCCGGACGATTCTTGGCTGAGACGGCCGAAGCTATCGGTACTTTTTATTTTGACTGCATGTGCAAATTTCAACAAAAGTCTACTTTAGCTTATAGAGGTCCAGAGGGAGTTACTTTAGCCAGTTGGGGAGGAATAGTTGATCCGCTGACTTATGACCTTGCTCTGGACGATGCCAGCGTTAGACCCCTCAGTGAAGCAGTGATTCGTAAACTTACCCCTAGTTTGATGGAAAAAGGAGTAATAGGTACCGAAAGAGGCCTACGAACGCTTGGTTATCCTGATCCAGAGGGTGTTTCATCTGAACAGAAAACAGAGCAAGCGCTTCAGGCCTTGGCAAAAATAAGAAGTGGTAGAAAGTAAATAAGCACTCGGACGATAACTGACCAAGTGCTTATTTGCACCTCACCAGGCCTTGCCGTACCCTAGCCAAGCCTGCCATACCACGACTTACCAAACCTGAATTGTTAAAGTTTTTGTCTCTGAGCCAGTTCCTGCACGGCGCGTTCAACTACGCCGGTTTTAGACAGGCCCAATAACTCCGAGAGGGCAACTATCCACTTCACCGTCCTCTCGGTTACACGATACGCAACTGAGATCCGGTTTGTCATGGATCTACTGTATAGAGTTTATCTATACGTGTCAAGAGCAATCCTCTTGTGCGCCATAAATAATTTCTTGACCCGTCCTCCTTTTAGGCCTATCCTTCTCGCTAGGAACTCCTTGGGAGTGTGATGAGAACTGAAGTGGAGCCTGTGCGGTCAAAGCCTTCTTCTACTGCAACCAAGAAATCCGATCCAGTTCAGTCCCCTGCCCTTACTACACTTTCCACTTCTCCCGCATCTCCCGCCTCCTCCTCTCGCCTGTCCGCACACAATTGGCGAGCACACTGGCTGACCGCCGTCGAGTTCTCTCGCGTGACGGGCCGGCCTCTGCATACCATCTACACTTGGCTGCGAAACGGGACTCTTGCTGAGTTTGGCATCCCGGTCTATCAAACACGGCACGGTGGCCTGCACTCAGCGCGGGTGTTCATTAAGAATGTTTTCTGATCGCTGAGCTATTCTGGCGCACGACTGGCCTCATCCCGTCCCCACCCTATCTCGTTCTACTTGGTGTTATTACCCATCCCCCTATTTCTCTCCGTCTTGCGCTACCATTCTTCTAATCGCACTCTGCTGTGGCCTCGCGCCTCGACTTGTGCGGAAGGAGATTCACCAATGACAAAGCGTCACGTTCGTAAGGAAAAGAAGCGGAAGTAATCAGCGCAGGTGGGGACTGGACTCGTCCCGCCTCTACCTGACCTGATTAAACTTCTCAGCCCACGGCGCGCACTAACCTTCCGAAAGGAGCCACCAAGATGGCCGGAACCCCCGCAATTAAGCAGTCCAGCGTCATCAAGGATTATGGCCAATCTCGGAAGTTTCTGCGTGACATGCGTGCCAAGGCCGCAAGGAACTCTGGCGCTAGTCGCAAGAGTTCTGCCCGGACCTAGCTCGACCCGGAGACGGTGCTGCTGGCCTTCGCGCCTCGTCTTCTTAGCCGCCTGGCCGTATCGGTAGACAGGATCTCAACTATCCTCTCTTACCTGTTCGCAGTTCGGGCAACCGGAGCGAAGGAGGTACGCATGGCTTCTCGCGGAGGAAGGCGATCCGTTCGGCGTCGGCGCACCGCCGCTCGCAAGTAGCAGTCAGTGGATTCGTCCTCTGTGCTGCGTTCGGCGGCAAGGGTGGGAACTGGTGGGGGACTAGGCCTCGCCCCTCCCCGCCGAAAGCGTTCGATGCGCAAGACAGGAGGAGGGACGGACAAGTCAGCGTGGCAACACCTTGATCAACCGTCCCAAGTCCCACTTGAGGAGTTCAACCAATGAAAACGATGAAGTCCGAAGTAGGAACCAAACGCGCGGTAGCCAGGATGACCCGAAAGGTCGAGCGCCGCGTAGGCAAGAGCAGCGTGGGCAGGAAGTAGCCTGACCAGCAACCAGCAACTAGCAACCAAAGCAGCGAGGAGCACAGAGATGGCAAAGATTAAGGAAGCGATGGGCAACACCTTCGATGAGAAGGTCCTTAAATCCCCCCTGACTGTCGGTCGCGTTGGCAACGAGCCCGGCCCTGACGTGAACAACAATCCGATCGCGCAGCCTAAGGACCCGCTTGGACTCATCCCTGAAGGCGGGCCGAAGCCGGGTTGGTAGACGCGTTGTCAAGCGAGTGCGTAGTCAACCAAGCCTGACTCGGCCCAACCTAACCGTAACCGATTCAAGAGGGAATCCAATGGCAACCTCCAATCCCGCTCTCGTGCAGATGATGGCCCGGCAATTGATCGGGAAGCTTGCAGGCGGGGCGGGCGGGCCTGGTGGACCTCCAATTGGCCCTGGCGGACCTATGCCGCCTCCTCCGGGAATGGTCGGTCAGTCTGGACCTCCTGGACCCGGCGGCCCTGGCGGTTCCAGTCCCGACTCTCCTCCCACAACTCCCGCCGGTCTTCAACTCTCTCAACAGCTGGCCGAGCTCCAAGGCGCGGACCCCGACGCGATGGTCAAGTCTCTGACCTCTCAGAAGTCCCTTGCCGTGCAGACCTACACGCGAGCTGTCTTCACGATGCCCGGCGTGTCGCGCAATATGGCCAACGTCGTAAAGTACCTCGACAACGCAATCCAAGAAGCGGAGAAGGCCGCAGCCACCACGGCCGCCGCCGGTCCGATCGCCAACAACGCAGCCATTCCGAACCCGGCCGGACAACCTGGTATGACCGGAATGGACATGGCTTCACAGCCGAGCGCATAGTTCGGCCATCTAGATCAGAAGGAGCAGTCCCCCATGGCCCTTAGTGACATTCTCAAGAACGGCAAGTATCCGGACGACATGGTGCTGAACCTGCCAGACGGGTCCACAGTTCAAGTCGGCGAGATCCGCGCTCTGCCAGCAGCTGAACGTGCAGCCTTGACTCGGCAAATCGAAGAGCGCCAGAACACACTCGGCCACGCCGAACTTGCCTTTGCAGCCAAGTTCCAGCAGGCTCTGGCCGCTGGATGGATGGATGACAAAGGAAATATCGTCCCGCCCACGACACGCCAGACTGCCACGGACGCTACAGCCGCCACACACGCGACCGCTGACCTCCGTCGTGCCGCCGCTGCCGAATACAACCTTGACGAGAACGACCCTCTCCTTGGCCCCGTGGTCAAGGCGATGAAGCAGGAATTGGCCGAGCGTGACAAGACCCTGACCGAACTTCGCACCAAGCTCGACGCCCTTCCCTCTCAGTTCGACTCACTCAAGAACACCTTTACCGACTCTCTCGGCAAGGTTACCGGTGTCGTGAACACCTCGGTCGGGCGCTACCTGAACGATCAGTACCAATCACAATTCGCCCAGGCCACCAAGGACCTCCCCAAAGGCGTCACAGTGGACTACGAGGCCGCTTACAAGTACGCCCACGACCACCAGCTCAAAGATAAGGACGGCTTCCTTCAGATCAACGAAGCAGTAGACCGGCTGACCTGGGACGCGCGAAAGAAGGCCGAGCAGAACGAATGGCGAGAGGCTGAGAAAACCCGCCTCGCCAAGGAACTGGAGCAGAATAATAAGTTATCCGCCCTGACTCCTCCTCAATCGCGTAATCCACTCCATTCCTTGGCTAAGGTTGCTGAAGGCGAATTCAATCCGTTCAACGAACGGAAGAACGCCAAGGGCGAGACAGTCAAGGTTGTCAAGACGTTTGATGAAGCGATGGCCGCAGCCATGTCGGACGAGGATGTGCTCAAGTCAGCGCTCTCCTCGGCCGGCCTCGGTACAGTGCAGTAGCGAGTTTCGTTAGGAGGCAGGCCTGTCCCTCGGTCCCCTCCCTAAACCTCAACCCTTAACCCCGTCGGCGACCTCCCCCGTTCGTTCGACCAGGAGCAGCCATCATGGCAAATAGCGTGGTTGGACTGGGACTAGCATCGCCGCCGGTACAGCTCTCAAACACCGTCAACGCGATCTCCCAGAAATTTATCGTCCCCGTCCTCGGCGACAACGTGTTCAAACCCTCTCCGGTATTCTGGGCCTTGACACGCGAGGGCAAGCGGTTCGGAGCTGGTGAACTGATCTTTCCAGAGATCTACCAAGAGGAACTGCCGGGCGGCGCCTACTACGGCGACCAGCTTCTCGACACCTCGGTGGTAGACTCAGTGCAGCCGGCGAACCAACAGTGGAAGCCATACCGTCAGCCGGTAGTCATTCCGATTACCGACATCATCCTGAACCGCGGCGGCTCGAACAATCTCGACATCATCCGCGCCAAGTTCCAGACGGCCTCGGGCTCCTTCCTTCAGAAGCTCTCGCGCGCTCTCTGGCACAGCTCGCCGCAGAACACCTCGCTTGATGTGGACGATCTGAATTCGTGGGTTGTCACCACCACGAACACGATCGCCGGTATCAACCGCGCGCTATCGGCGAACTCGTGGTGGCTACCAGCTACGTCCGTCTCAGGCTCTTCCACTGCACTCTCCTCGACCATCGCCGAGGCTCCGTACCAGTCCGTCACCTGGGGCTACGACGAGCCTGACCTGTTCGTGATGAATCGCACCAGCTACGCGGCCTTCAAGAACAACTTCGTCTCCAACATTCGCTTCGGCCAGGGAATGCAGGATGATGAGGCGTTGCAGGTAGGCTTCCGCAATCACTTCCTGTTCAACAACGCGGTTACGGTCGCTGATTACTTCGCAACCGCCAATCAGGCTCTGTTGCTGAACTCGAAGTATATCTTCCCAGTTTTCCACGAGGCGGATTACTTCAACGTCGATCCGTTCCTCAAACCCTCGAACCAGCGCGTTCTCGTGTCGTGCATGTACCTGACTTGGAATCTCTCGTGCATCTCGCCGCGTATGAACGTTGCCATCACCTCGATCACTTAACCACGAGCCGGGCGGGAGAGGCAGACTAGGCGCGGCCTAGATTCAACCTCCTTCCCGCCCTCCCCCAAGGAGAACTCTCATGGCGCTACCTTTTGCAAATCCAGTTTCACAGTGCATGCCGGGGTTCGGCTCGCCGTCGTACTATGGGTCAGCCACCTCCGGCACCTCGAACACATCGGCGGTCACGATCATCATCGGTAATACCGCAACCACACCTGTTACCGGCGGTACTGGGTTTAACCTTTCCGGTGGCCCGACCCCAACCTCCGGCAAGTGGCATCTGCGGCTGGTCGGCGCGACTTCGACCTCAGTCCTCTCGCTCGCCGTACAGGTTACCGACGGCAACACCCTCTGGACTGTTGCGACCATTCCAGTAGCTGCGGCCGGCGGCAACGTTGACTATACCGGTGAGTTCAAGACCGACGTCGCGATCACGCAGGTCTGGTTCAACGTCGGGCTGAGCACAGGCACGAGTTCGCTGGTGCCTATCGACGCAGAGGTATCACTGGTATAGTTCGACTGAATCGGCGAGTCTCGGCTCGCCGCGTTCGCCGCGTTCGCTGCTGTCTCCTGTCGCCTAACCGCTGCCCACTATCCGGCGGGGGGTCCTACTGACCGAGGGCCGCCCGCCACTTTTTCTTGAGGGAGAAGGGAGTCTGCCTTGGCTCAACGTGATGGATACCAAATCGTAGGAACACGCAATGCGAAGGACTATGCATGGCGCGGTGCACCGGGTGAACGTCGTGCGTGGTCCAGCGCTTATGCAGACGCCAAAGCCCCAGACAACTGGAACGACAACAAGAACTACATGCGTGATGTCGCCCGTGGTGGGCAAGTCTATGACCAAGCTCGTATGAGCCAAGATGCGGACGCCGAAGACGCTCGTATCCAGCGTCGTAAGGCAACGCGTACACCTACCAAGCGCACTCCTCCGCGCGCCGCAGGAAGGAAGTAGTCATGTCCCAATGGTCCCTCGTAGGCGACGTTCTGATGGCCCTGCGCGAAATGGCTGCAGATCCACCTACCTCTCTCCCCCCTCCTTCCTCTGTAACCGTCACTCCCACGCCTCCGGGCTCGCTCTCGATCTGGTTTACCGTCACCCAGCTAACCCCCTGGGGAGAATCCGCCCCCTCAACTGAGGTCGTCCTTACGACCGGCGCGATCGGAGCCACCTTTACCGTGGCCGGCAACTGCTCCTACACGGCAACTGCAATCCGGGTTTACTTCACTCTTGCCGGCACCGGCCTGGAAGATCGTTACTCCTCCTACACAGTCCCTGCCGGAGGTGTTGGCGCATTCTCGCTAGCGTTTACTCTCTCAGGCACAGGCGCTGGTCAGGGCGCGATCACGCCAGGCTTCGACCCTACTCGCTCCTCGGCCTGGTTACCTGACACCGACGGAACTGCGCTCTCTGCTGCGGCGCTCTATCGATGGATCAACGAGGGACTGGACGTACTGACCGGCCTGACTGAAGGCATTCGCGACGTGACCGGCATCCCGAGCACCTCTGGCCAAGCCCAATACCAACTGATCTCCAACTGGCGCAAGATCGACAACCAGTTCTACGACGGTTGGCCGATGACCTCCGGGAACAAATCTGATGTCTTCCGGCACGCCAATGTCGTTGGGATCTCAGGAACGGGTGTGATCAACCAAGACTCGGTGATTCAGCAGGTTGAGTTCTATCCGCAGTCTTCGCGTACGTCAGGCAACGGCACGCTTTCTGGTGCGCTCTCGACCAGTGCCACCTCGATCCCTTATACGTCTGGATCGTCAGGATGGGTTCTGGGGTTCGGACTGGCCCTCCTCGGTCCCTATCCCTCTGATCCTTCTGCCTGCGAACTGGTCTACTACTCAGGCAACGCATCGAATCAGTTGACTGGAGTATCGCGCGGCATGGGCGGGACATTCGCGACGGCTTGGCCGTTGGGAACCCAGCTGCTCGAATGCAACCTCTACCTGACCGGCCTGCGCTACCCGACTCACTACACGCAAGGGCAGGCGGCCAACCAACTTGGCCTCCCTCCGGCTTGGATCGACGCCTTGAAGGATTACCTCTCGTCGCGGTTCAAGGGAGCTGAACAGGACGTAGAGGGTCAAGCCGGGTTGCTCAAGTCAGTCGAGCAGAAATGTCTCGCGATAAAGGGGAACAGGCAGGTTATGACGAGGCAGAGGGTGCAGGCTGGCGGGGCGACAGGGGTTGAAACAGTTTCGGGTGCAGGGGGGATGTTTGGGGGCGTGATTTTGCCATGAGTGCGAAAATCGTAAGTCAAAAAAAGTTTTCAAAACTTGTGGCATCGACTGGAGTTTTGGCACAGCCTCCCGGTGCCTTGACTCGCCTCTCCAATCTCCTCTTCACGCAGCGCGGCTCTCTCCAGGTTGCTGACGGTTCGCTCTCTATCGGCCAGATCCCCTCGACGCTTCTCGCCGCCTTATCCGCCTTCGCCAATCTCAACATCAGCCAATACCCCTGGTACGTCGCACTAGCCTACCCGGCCACGCCTTTTCTGGCCAATGTTACCGGGTTCACGGCCACTCCCATCGCCGGGGCGAACAACGCTGCCGGAACTTACCAGTTCGCAATCGTAGCCAACTACACCTCAGGCAACACAGCCGCACAGACGGCCCAGTTTACCACCGGCTCCACATTCTCTGGTGTGACTTTTAACTGGAATGCTGTGGCCAACGCTATCGGGTATAGCATTTATTACGTGTTCACCACAGGACACGGAGCTTCTCAGAAAACCAATTACGTCTTCTTGTTGTCGGTAGCAGTTGTCACCACGGCCACCTTTACTGGAGTTCTTCCTGTTACTCCGCCGGTCATTCCCCTGCCTATTGTCAACACGACTTACATAATCCAGCTCTACTCTGGCGCTCCGGTCGTTGTTGGGCTTGGCTACACCATCTCCTTTACGGCGGTCACTGCGGGGCTATTTCCGTTCTCTGGGGTTCAGCCTGTGCCGCCTTCCAACATCGGCGCGTGGCCCGCGAACATTGCACCAGGCAGTCCTACCTTTACGCCGCAACTCCTTCCGGGGTTCTCTCCTTACGGAGGACTGACCGGCACCGTAGGGCCTATCCCCCAAATCATTCAGTTTGCCGGAAAATCCATCCTGATTCTCGGCAACGGCTATGCTCCTCAACTAGTAGATCCCTCTCAAGGTGCAAGCGCTACAGTGTCCGCGCTCGCGAACACCTTCACAGCTGCCTATCCAGCTTGGCAGGCCGGTGTAGACTGGCTGACCGGATCGCAGGTGACCGACGGCGCAGGCAACTACTACACGGCGACGCAGGGTGGAGTGTCGCATACTCCGGGGCCTCCATCCTGGAATACCGGGCTGGGAGCCGAGACCGCCGATGGCTCTGTAATCTGGACCTCGCAGGGACCTATCGTCGCCACTACTGCTCCCCGTGGTGCCGCGCACGCCGTGTCCTACGCGGGATCGCTCTGGCTGGCCAACACTTCCCCAGCTGACACCTTCGATGGGCTCGACGGACCATCCTGTTTGAAGATGTCTGACTCGAACAACCCGAACTCGTGGAACCCAGTCAACACTGCGTTCATCGGGCGTAATGACGGAACTCAAATCACCGGCCTGCAAACATTCACGATCGCTGCCTTGGGGATCTCTCCGACCGGATCTCTCTGTGTGTTCAAGGAGTTTACGACCTATCAGGCCATTGGAGTGTTTGGGTCGACCTCATTCGAGATTCAACCGGCACAGACCAATCTGGGTTGCATTGCGGCGCGCTCGATTCAGTTCCTTCCGGGATTCGGCGTAGTACGTTTCACCCACCTCGGGTTTGCTGTGTTTGATGGAATCAACGACCGGCTGATTTCAGAAGACATCCGGCCTTACCTGTTTGGTGGAGTAGACTCCGAGAAAGACCTAACTCCAATCAGCCCATTATATGTCTATCTTTCACAATCTGCGCAGTCTACTACTCCTCCAATGTACCTGTGCGCGATGCCGCTGGTTGCTGCAACCACGGCACCGGGAGGCGTGTTGACTCGTCTCTTCTGCTACGACTTGGTGATGAAATCCTGGGCCGTACTTGATCTTCCCTGGCAGATTACCACTCTCTCAACTATGTCAACCGGAGAGGGATACCCGCTGATTCTGGCTGGCAAATCCGACGGCAGCCTGCAACGCATGCAAGCGGGAGACACTACCTGGGACACAGGCGCGTCGGATCAGAGCAACGTTCAGTGGTCTTTTCGCACACCAGACGTGTTCGGCGAGGGCCAGACTCAGCGCATCTTCTACGAGCAGGCCACGATTACCGGCTATGGGTCAGTCGCCATGGTTCAATCGATCATTGCCTCTCTCTGGCTGGATGGGACCAACCTCGGCTCGTGCGCGATTGACGTTGTCCCGCAAGGGGATTCGATGTTCGTAGCCAGGATAAACATTATGCGCTCGGGGCAGCGCGCTCATCTTGACATCTCCGGCTCGAATGGCGGCGCGGCGGGGGTGATCGACTCAGTGGACTGGGCCATTGTGCCGAAGTCGGCGATGGCCAGGAGGGTTATCTCGTGAGATCGGATGTGGAGCAGGCAGGTGAGCGATCAGGTGATCGATCAGGCAGCCAGAGCAGTCGAGTCAGGGTCGTCCGCGCACGTAACCTGCGCGAGGACGAGCAAACTACGCTTCCCGTCGCGCTGCTTGACACAGGCATGCCCTACCTTGTTCCTGAATGGGTCTGGGTTGTTGAAGCCGACATCAACAACCACACCTGTCCTTTCGCTGTCGTCGTCACCTCTTTCTCGCACGGCTGGTTGGTGTTGTGGCGAGTTTTGTCCCTAACCCCACTCCCGCTTGAAATTCCGCTAAACTGGTTTATGGAAGCTCTGCCGCAGGTTTTCGCCGAGGCGGCTAGCCGCGGCTGCGTCGGGTTCCTTACCCTCCTTGCGGATAACCGTCCTGAGGAGGTCAAGCTGGCCCGAATCATTGCCTCGCTGCCCGGCGCGGCAATTCTTCCCTTCCAAGGGTCGATGGGCGTGGGGAGGTTGATGTGATTGCTGATAGCGTTGAGGTTGAGGTCGAGGCTGAAGTTGAGACTGATATTCCGATCGACACCAGAGCCGGGTCTGAGATCAAACCAGTCAGCGTCCTCGACATCTTCAACGATGCGAACTATCCTACACTGCTTCAAGCCTATGCCGAAGAGTGCACAGAGCCCGACTCCAACCCACAACAAACAGTCTACGTAGCGATGGAACAAACTGGAGTGCTACGCTGCTTTGCTGCCTACTCGAACGACACGCTGATTGGTTTCGTGTCCGTTCTTGTCAGTGCCATGCCACACAACGGTCAGCGGATGGCTGTAGTTGAGAGCTTGTTTGTAGCACCGGACTACCGCAGTACTGGAGCAGGAGAGAAACTGATCGCTGCTGTGGAGGAGTTCACTGCAGAATCAGGTTGCGCGAGGCTGACTTTCTTGCCTCGGACTGGAAGTAAACTAGACAAAGTTCTCTCTCGTCGCGCCGGTTACAGCCTGACCCACTTGCAGTACACGAGGAGATTTGTGTGAGCGCTGGAACTACGGCCATCTCGACCTCTGCTACTGGGGCTGCTGCGACCATCCTGACTTTGCCTCCTGTTCTTCCTCCGATCCTCGCCGCATTGATCCCTCCAACTCCGGCCATGCTTGCTCAATTGGATGAGATCAACCAACTCATCTCAGCCTGTCCGCAAATACCTCTTACTACCGAACATCTCTTTCACGGCAGCATGTATGCCCGTACGATCCGGCTTCCGGCCAACACGAAAATGATGGGCTCGCTTATCCGGCTTGCCACCATGTTGATCGTCCACGGGGACTGCTCGGTGTTGATCGGCGACGAGCGGATAGAACTTACCGGCTACAACGTCGTTCCCGGCTGTGCCGGCCGGAAGCAATTCTTCTGGACTCACGGTCCGGTCGAGATGACGATGATTTTCCCGACCACAGTCCAATCCGTTGCCGAAGCTGAAGACCTAGTCTTTGCCGAGGCAAACCAGCTCCTATCGCGCAAGGACGGAAGCCACGATACGGTCACAATTACTGGACAATAGCCCAGAGAAAGGAATCCACTCAATGTCAGGCACGATCTCAGCTACTGTAGCCACTCTGATCTCTGCTGCTGTTGGCGCGGCCGGAGTCGGAACTTCGATTTACGAAGGCGTCAAGTCGGGAGACGAGCAGGCTGACGCGCAGAAGGCCAATGCCGCCGCGCTGCTTCAACAGCAACAAGCTGCGGCCAACCAAGCCAACCTGACCAAGCAGGAAGCGGTTCTTGGGGCGCAGGGCCAAACTCAAGCGCAGACCGGTGGATCGCTGACTGACTCGGGAACCTCGGCGTTGACTGATCTGCTGGCTGGGTATCCAGGGTATCAGGGTGGAAGTAGCGCAGGGGCAGGCACCGCCGGTGGTGTAGGCACGACCAGTTCTCCTGTCACGCCTGATGCAACCTCTGCCGCCGCGGGGTCACCCAATATCGCGGCAATTCTGGCTGCCTTGCGCAACGGAGGAGGTGGAGGAGCGCTCGGCAGCGGAGCAGGATCTTCGGCAATCTCCGGCGGCAACTGGCAGACGCCGCCGGCGCAGCCTCAAGCTAAGTTTGAACTGTCCAATCCAGTTTTCTAGGTCAGAAGAAGGAGTCTAATTCAATGCCGGAAATCATGAGTTCGCTTGCTCCCATCCTTGGCCCGGCCACGCAAGTTGCATCGCTCGGCTCCTCGGCCTATAACCTTTACAACCAGTATCAAAACCAGCAATACCAGAATCAACTCCGCTCCTATGCGCAGAATCCAGCCAAGATGAACGCCTACGCCGCGCAATTCACCCAGCCACTGACCGCTGGCCTACAAACTGGAGTCGCCAACCAGGCTCAGGCCGACTTAGCCACACGCGGCCTGACCGATTCGCCTGAAATCTCCCAGCAGGTCTACGCGCAAGCGATCGCGCCTTACATTCAACAGAACCAGCAGCAGGGTTACCAGAACGCGCTGCAGGCGCTTAACCTCGGCGGCGGAGCGGTCAATCCCAACACCCAATCCACCAATGCGATCTCGTCGCTGGCAAAGATTTTCTCGACCTTGCCTGGTGCAGGCGGTGGAATGAACCCAGCCGTCTTCCGCCAACTTTTGCAGCAGGGTACAGTCCAGCCAGAGCAGCTAAGCGCAGATATCTATCAGCCGGACTACAGCGCGATGCTGACCCCGACAACGACTCCGGGAGCAGGCGCGAACGATCTTCCCGACTGGTCCGCGAGCGTGGCCTAACGTAGGAGAAGAAGGAGGAATCACTTGGAAACTAAGCCTAAAGGTTATCGCAGGCCAGCAGTGGAGACGTTTCCTTACTACGCCTGTGGTAATAAGGACAGTGAAAATCATATCTGCTTCGTTTTTGCCAACCGGTACATAGTCCATATTGATCTTGGCAAGAAATGGGCGGCGCATCTTCCGAAAGTATCTTGTGCTGATATGGACACCGGCGAGTCTATTCTCAAATTAAGACGTATGACCGAAACCAAATTGGCGATTTTTCTGGGAAAAATAGCATGCAAAGAGAACCCGGGATTACGCGCCAAGAAAGAATAGGGAGCTGAAATATGGGATTCTGGAATGCGCTTTCGATACTCGCTCCTGTGACTCCTGCCATGTCCGACGCCAAGGATATCCGCGCTGCTCGTGCGCAAGACGAGCAGGATCTAGCGATGAAGAAACTGGCCGCCGAGGGCGCACGTCAACAGAACGCGCTTGCGGCCCGTGACGCACAGGAACAGGAGACAGTGCGGCAGCAGCTCGGGATTCCACTGCGGCATTACAAAGGGGCGGACGGCGCGGATTACACTGACTACTTCACCCCGAGCGGAGTCAAGGCCGTCGCTGACACGCCGTCGAACGAGGATCGGCTGCAGAACTATTTCTCGTCGCTGAAGAAGCTTGGGATCTCGCTTACGCCAGAGCAGCAGGCCGAAATTTCACCAGAGTTCTTTGGTGGGCGAGCATTAACCAGCAAAATCACGCAGTTGAGCGGCGACGCAGGCAAGCCCTACAAAGGTAGCGACGGGCAGTGGTATGTCAACGAAAAAGATGAGAGCGGGGCGATTGTAGGAAAACCGCTCGGCCCCAACTACCAGCCTCCAGCGCCGAAACCCACCTCCCCCTCTGCGCAGTACGCCAACCTGCTCGCCAAGCAGATTCTTGCCAACAAGAAGCAAGGTCCTCCCCTGACCAACGAGGAAGCAGCACAGTTGCAAGGGGCGCAGGGAGCACTGACCATCCCAGGCATTGCTCGCATGAAGGCTATGGCAGAGTTCGCGGCGCAGAACCATCTTCAGGTTGTCACTGGGGACGATGGACAGGACATTCTTATTCCAGTCGCTCAGGCTGTGTCTGCGGCCAACACCGGTCAACCTTACGGTGGACCTGGCATCGGTGCCGCTACCGGCATGGACAAGAAAAATCAAATGCTCGCTGAATCGGCGATCCAGCAAGTCAACCGTATGCAGGCCATTCTCAGAACCGATCCCAACCTGACTGGTCCTGGCGCTGGTCAGCTTACTCGGCTGCAAGTCTTGCTCGGATCACAAGACCCGGACGCGCAGCAGTTCCTAATCTCGTCGCTGCTGGCTTCTGAGCATGGCGTGGCGGTATTCGGCGGCAGGAACATTCATACGATTAACGACCTGAACGACGCGCTTGGTAGCATGAAGACCAATCCGGCAGCACTCTCATCTGCACTGGACGTAGTCAAGGAGACTATGACTCCGTGGCTGACTGCGAACGGCAGGCTGACAAATCCGCGATCGGGAAGTGGAAATGGCAAATCAGGCGGCAAAGGTAGCGACAGTGGTAAGCAGCACTCTCTTCGCACCGCCATGTCCCTCCCCTTCAACAAAGGCAAGACAGCAGCGCAGGTCAAGGCTGACCTTGAAGCACATGGCTACACGGTGACTCCATAATGGCTGACCAGACTTCAGATCCATACGCAGCGACGGCGATCAAACCAGCGAAGTCAAAGACCAAGACTGCGCCCGCGCCCACGCCTATGGAAGATCCCTATGCAGCAACTGCAATGCGGACTACCTCCGCTGCGCCGACGGCCTCTTCCTCCTCCCCTACCTCTTCCCTTCCTTACACCACAGGCACCATTCGCCCTTTGACCGAGCGCGAACGGTTTCTCAATCCCAATCTCTACCCAGTCGGCTTGCCGAACGAAGGGCTTGGCGAGAACCTTTACAACATTGCCCAGCGGGGCGGCGTAGGCATCTTCCAACTAGCTGACGCCGCGACCCACCCGCGCGACACGGTTGCTGGAATCCTCGCTTCGCTCCTGCCTGAGCCTGCCGTGCATGTCGTCAATCGTGTAGCGAACTGGGGCAAGAGTCTTCCCATCCCCGGCTCTAAATACATGTGGACCAATCTTCCTGAACAGACCGAAAACCCTCTTCACGCTGCTTATCAAGCCGTTGCTACCTCGCGCGGACCGATGGAACTGGCCGGCAAGGCCGCTCCTCTGGCTGGTCAGGCTCTTGCCGGCGATGTCTTCGGGGTTATCGTGCCGGAAGTCTTCCGGGATGTGCGCGTCGTGCCTGAGAAGGTTGCCCGTGCCATGACTAACACTGGCGCGGCTCCGGTCGAGCAATTAGTAGAGGACACTCGTCTAGCCAATGAGAAGATAGATGCAGTAAACGCAGATCGTACTGAGGCTCACGCCAAGGCCAATGCTACAGCCACGGCTGAATACAACAAGGCGGTCGGCAAGGTTATCCAAGACCGTCGCGCTGCTGCTGCTACCACGCAGGCCCGCGCACATGCCGCCGCTCAGACCCGGGTCGTCGGTTCGCAACTGATCTACCGTATCAACCGCCTGAACGAATCCCTGCGCACGCACGCCAACCAACTCTACAGCGCTGTTCAAGAGCATATGGCGGGAGCCTCGATCCCCTCTGACACTCTTGCCAACGCCGTTAAGGCAGCACAGGACCGGTGGATTCGAGGCTCGCCTGAGAAAGTCCGCGAGTTCAACGCGATGGTATCCCCCGGTCAACCCGGACCGGAACTCGTACTCGCCGACCAGACCGCACAGAACATGGGCTATAAGGATTTCCGCACGGCGATCACCAACCCGGCGATCCGCTCGACCCTCTCGCGTGCCCTTCCACCCGACGTGTGGGAGGCGGCAATCGGTCAGGGAACTCGTCCAATTTCCTGGAACGATCTTCAGGGATTCTACGAGGAGACTGGTGCACGGATTGCTGACGGCCCTCAACCCGGCAAGAGTGACATCTACAAGGCACTCCAGCAAGTCCACCAGTTCGTCGGCGACCAGATGCAGCAACTGGCCGGTGCGCGAGACGTCGGCGACCAGTTTCGCGATGCACGCAACTTCTATCGTGAGTACATGCAGACTTTCCATACGCCGACTGGTCCCTCGTCGTCCGGTTCCGCGGTCGCGCAAGTTCTCCGTGCTAAGGACCCCGCTGTCGCCGTCCAGAAATTTTCTGGCACTGCCGCCGACCGCGCCATTTCCGACCTTAACCGCTACGATCCGGCGCTGGCACAACTGGCTCGACAAGCGCAAAAGATCAAGCAGGAGACTCCGACCGCTACTGCGGCTGCCCGTATGCCGAAGTCCATCACCTCGGTCCCCGTGCCGACCACCGTCCCACTCGAACTTCGTCCTCACGAGACGATCTCTTCGCCGGACATCGCCGCAGCTCGTCGTGCCGCTGCCGAAGCCCGCGCCAACAAGATTTGGAACCGCGGACAGTGGGCTGCAACTTGGCCTATCTTTCAAGCCGCGCGCGCGTTTTGGGGAGGACACATACCATCAATCCCAACTATGGCGTTGGAATCAGCGGGGATGTTAGCAGCCGTTCAAGCCACAACCCATCTCATGCGCTACCCACCAATGCTCAGGTTTCTGGAGAAGGCTCGTCCAGAGGATATTCCGTTAATTCCGCCAGAGATGCGCGGTGATTTGCCTGGATTAGTACACCTTGCGCAGCAGCAGGGAATTAAGGTAGCTCCGGCGCTTGTTGCGGCGGCTGCAGCTACTCCGTCTGACCAGCAATCTATGCAGTCAACTATTACTCCTACACAGGCCATTCAAGCCATGCAATCCGGTCAGTCCAACCAATCAGCAGCACAGAACGGAGTATCACAATGAAGCTAGTTCAATTCCCTACTAGGTCTTGCTTTTTCAGCCTTGTGATATTTTTGTCTCTACTCTCGTCCTATCCTCTCGCTCACGCTCAGATCCCCTCTGGCTATGTCCAAACTACCGCTACAGTTCCCCCCTTGGCTGGCGGTCAGTTCGGCGCTGCGTGGACCAACCTCTCCACTTCCCCACAGCTCGGACTCCTTGGCTGCGTGTCGACCTTTCAAACTACAGTCTCTGGAACGATCGACTCCAACGGCCACTTCTCGACCTTGCTGGCCGATACCGCGCAAATCTGTCCATCGCCATCAACCTGGACTTTTACGCTTACCTTCGCCTGCCCAACAGGTACGCCCCCCAGTGGGTTCCGGACACAAGTCGCGGTCACCGGCGGCGGAGGAACTGAGGATATATCTTCGCAAATTATCGCCGCACTTCCGACCAATCCATGCGGCGGCAGCGGTGGTACAGTCAATCCCGGCCTTACAGGGCAGATCGCGTTCTATGCGACAGGTGGGAAAACCGTCTCGGGAGAAAACACTATTACTGTGAATCAGGGAGGATCTGCCAATTTGAAAATCAACATTCAGGCTCCTCCCTACAGCGCGGTGTGCGACGGAGTTACTAACGACGCCGTGGCGATTCAGTCGGCTCTCTTCGCGGCAGGAGCGAATTCGTTCTCCACAATTCCGACGATCACTTACGCGACAAATGTAGGTAATGCGCAGCAAGGAGTGGTAGTTTTTCCCTATGGAAAAACCTGCAATATCACCACGCCGCTGATCGTTCCTCCTGGAGTCAAGATCGACCTGAACTGGTCGACTCTGCTGCAAACAGGCACAGGCGACGCGCTCGAACTCTCGTACTACAACATCACGGGAACTCCCACATGGTACGGCTTCGCCTTCAACTCGATCCGCGACGGCCAGATCGTGGGACCAGGCGCAGGGACCTCGACCGGCAGCGGAGTTTTCATGTCGCTGGCCTCGTGGGGAACCTACCAGAACCTGAGCGTGACGGGCTTTAAGTACGGCATGCAAGGGCAGGAAGTGCAGTACAACACCTTCAGCCACGTCTACACTAACTCAAACGTGGTCGGAAAATACTTCACGGCGCGCGCGGCGGCCACGACGCTGACATCGATCGACAACACCTGGCTCGACGACGAGTCGGACTACAACACGAAGTATGGCTTCTGGTGCCAGGCATGCTCGGCGCGCGGAGTCTATTCGGCCGACTGGTCGCGCAACGGCGTGCAGGACGCGGTGCTGGGCGCGCAGTGGGGCTGGATCGACTCGACGCACGCAGAGTACGTCGACCACTACACCTTCACCGGCGGAACAGGATGCACGATCAATTCGGCGTTGCCTCTGACTGTAGTGGGCACAACGACCGGACAGTCGGCTACCGGCTATGCGCAAACGAACGGATCAGGCGTGGTGACCGGCGTGTGGGGTGTCACAAGCGGCACTGGCTACACCGGAGCGATCACAGCCACCGTCGCAGGATGCAGCTCGGCGCCGACGATCACGCCTGTGGTGGCGAACGACTCGGCGCTTGGCGCCTGGGCAGGTGCCTCGGCGATCTCGCGCGGCGGAATGACCTTCAAAAACGTCAAGGTCGAGCATACGATCGGCCCGTATAATCCGCCGACCAGCGACGGGCCGACGTCAGGCTACGCAATCGGGATCAACTCGAATACAATCAGGGCGAATAACTTTGAGGATTTGATGTTCCAGCGTCAGGCCGGTGTGGGAGCAGCTCCCGTGTCTTACGCGCAGATGATGATCAATGCCGGCTTCCAGAATGCGCTGAAGACACCCGGCGATCCGGACAACCTATGGAGCGCGATAGCTAACCCTATTACGGGAGGGCTCTGCGCATCGACCGATCTGGTGACCGGCCAGCTTACCTCGACGTGGGGTTCGGGAGCCGGAACAAACCCACTACTGTATCAATGTAACGCCGCACAGTCTGTCGAGTGGGAGAATATGCCGGCAAGCGGATGGTCTCCCGCTTCCGGTAGTGAGGTTATGCTTGCGGAAGGCTATCAGGGCATGACCAACTTCTCCGGCGACCCGCTGCTACAAGGCGGACTGGCCGGAGACACGACGGCGCGCGTAAACATCCACGAGGACGGGCAGACGAACTATGGCGGCGGCAGCTCGGTTGACGCAGGCACCTGCAGGTTCGGCCCGCAAACCCTGGCCGCCACTGACGGACTAGGCTGCAACGTCAACGGTAAATGGTTCGCCACCCAGTTCAACGTTCCCAACCCAGGCACAGGGTTTACGATCGGCGGAACCGCATTCGTCAGCTTCGTCGGCGGCGGGCCGGACCTGCATCTATTCGGATCGACCATCCAAGCCAGGAACTTCGGCGACACAACCTTCGTCCCATTTAACGGAGCCAGTTACCAAATCGCCGGAACCACCGTTATCTCCTCCGGCACAGGCGCGCCGCACGGCACCCAGGCTCATATCCAAATGAGCGACAACACCGGCACCTCCGGCCACTGCGCTACGTTCAACGCAGACGGCAGCCTGACTGACGGGCCTGCCGGTTGCGGCGGGTCGACCCCAACCTTCTCGACCATTACCTCGCCGATCGTCTACGGAGGTAACGCAGTTGGATCCACCTTGACCCTGAACGGCAGCTCCAACGGTTCCCCGGTCAACGCATATGTACTGCTGAACCCAGCCGGCACTGGCGGAATCTGCGTCTGGTGTTCCAGCACCGCCTCAGCGTTCGAGGTCAACGGCACGGCCAAGTTCGATGCCGGCGGCACGCTGACCGGGCCGCTGAATGGGACTAGCGCGAATTTTTCAAGTACCGTCGGGATTGGGACGTCAGGACCATTAAGTGCCTTAAATATCGAAAGTGCGGGTACAAATGCAATAAGAATGGGTGCGGCGAGTGATCAAACCTACGACTCTGCGATTCAGTACCGTTTTGCTACCGGCATTGGCGCTTACACGGATATTGGCTATTATGCGGGCTCAGCTACTTTTTATCCAACACTTACTCTTTCGCCAAATATGACCGGTACGGGAGCTGGCGATGTCGGCATCGGCACGACGAACCCAGGCGCAAATCTCGAGGTCAACGGCACGGCCAAGTTCGATTCAACCAGCACCTTCAACGGATTCGTTGACGGCGGCACCAAGTTCACGATCTCCTCCGGCTGCTCGACCTCGGTAACCACTGGCGGCGCTCTCGGCGGCGGATTCACGGCAACCTCATCAACCTGCTCGCCTGTGATCTCAACCGGTCTTACCGCACCCAACGGCTACTACTGCGGCATCAACGACGTCACCACCCCTGCGGCTTCGATCAAGGAAACCGCATTCACCCTAACCACCGTCACCTTCACCGGATCAAGCTTAGGAACCACCGATGTGTTTGTCTTCCATTGCACGGAATTCTAGTAACTCACACATGCCTGTCCTGTACATAGGAGTCACGAAACAGGTGACAGCCCGCAAGGGCGGCATAATTCTGGAGACCGGAGATGTATATGACCGTCAGCAAACCGAAACCGATAGTCCATGAATGGGTTCCGCAATGGATATCGATCTGCCTGGTGATCATAAGTGGATTCGGTGGATTGGTTTGGAAGATTGGTGGAGACTACACCGCGCTGAAACTGGAAGCGGAGAATCAGAAAGCGGAAATAAAATCCATGCGCCAGGACGTGTCAGAGATCCTGGTTGATGAGTAATACCCGGCAAACTCCAGTAATCGGGAGCCGGGGTTTGGAGAGTATGAGTGCAGGGGTGGGGAATGGCCGACGCGGGAGAGCAGGATCAGCCGTTGGTGCAGATCGAACGCAGGAAAATTTATCAAGTTCCCTGCGAGGATGTTAAGAATTTGGGGGTAAAAGTGGCCGGTATGAGTGTGTTGCTTACTCAACTCGACAACGATTTCAACAATCACGGCAAGGATGGTTTGAAAACCAAGTTCAACAATTTCGTATCTACCTATGAGGAGCGCGAAAAACAGAGAGAGTTGTCTCACGCGATTCTGGCCGAGCGGGATGTGAAGAACCGCGATAGGTTCAGATTCATCATCGCCACCGTCATCGCCATCGTCGGCCTGCTGATCTCGTTCATCGAACTCAACCGGCAGACTCATTGGATCACTTTTAACGAACCACAAATTCATGTTAGACAGAGTGACGGCGAGCGTATAATCGCTCACAGGAACACTCCCCCGGAACTGTCATCGATGAGAGGTAGGTAAGCGCATGTCAACACCGCCAGTCAACCCGGACCCTGAGAACCCCGATCCAAGACCGGAACCTCCTACGCCAACGCCATGCGTAGAGGCTCCATTTCCCGCCGACGCTGGCCCTGACGCGCGCGCTTTAATCGCCGGTCTGCGTCAGAATGGAGCCGAGCAGTTGCAAACCACCAACGAGCTGAGAGGATTACTTGATCGGGCGGAAACAGAGGTCGCAAGATTGCGTAATCTAGCACCGCCTGAGAATTGAGGACGCCATGAACTTCGCACGCCAGCTATGGCTCTCTGTTCGTAGCAATCCCTACGTCGTCACCGCATACAGCGGGGCGGCCGGCGCGGTCGTCTCCTACCTGCAAGGCGTGCTGGCGACCGGCCAGTTCAGCTTTGCGTCGATCAACTGGCAGCAGCTCGCGACCCTAGCAGGAACCGCCGCGCTCGCATCGCTGATCCATCTCTACCGCCCGGCACCGGGCGCCAACCCAACGAAGGACTGAAAGGACATCGCATGAAACGTTTCACCGCAATCTGCACCGGCCTGCTGATGTGGGCCTCGATCCTATCCGCGCCCATGATCGTTCCGGTTACCGGCTGCACATCCAGCCAAATCGAGAGCGCCGTCAATTCTGTCATCTCGGGCACGGAATCCATCTTGAAGGTCGTCGAGCCCAACGCGCCCTATACGGCCCAGCTCCAAAGCGCCCTGAATGCCCTTGTAGCCGCCGAGGCGAGCTGGAAGGGTGGTAGCCCTGTTTCGGTCATCGAAAGCGCTCTGGCCACGGTTGAAGCTGTCACGGCGGTCATTCCTCTCACCGCTTCCTACTCTCCGCTGATTGATGTCCTGGTTGCCACTATCGACGCCGCGCTGGCTCTGATTCCGCCATCGGCGGCAGTATCGGCTAGGGTCGTCGCCACCAACCCTCACATCGGGCGCGTGACCTTGGCAAAGCCTCACCTGTTCCAGAGCCGGAAAGCTGCGATCGAGGAACAGTGGAACGCGATTGTGGACGCGAACCCGTCGCTGGCCGCTGCGAAGATCTAACCACTTTGCGCGGGCGAACTAGTTCACACGACGAGCGCCTACAACGGCTCTGGACCGGTCCGCGCAATCCACCTTCCCGGCTCACTCAACCGGGAAGCAGCAATGCAATCTTGGGCGGCTCGAAAGGGTCGCCCTCTTTTTATGCCGAGCCGACAAAAACATCTCGACGTGGCGCTGCGGGATGCCGCGAAGTGCCTGCGCGTGGCCTCTGGCCTGTTGCGACCCGGTCAGACGCGCATCGAGACTATACTCAAATCGAAGATCGACATCGCGCTACAAGCGCTGGGTAGTGGTGCAGTTTGGTTTTCGCTGAACAATTGAGATCAGACGCCGATATGTCCATTTGGTACGATTTTACAAAGGAGAGTTGTTGGCAGCTCACCCGCAGACATGGATAAAGGTCAAT